ACTTTCAGTTATACAAAAGTAAGTCCAAGCATTAAGTTGAATACTAGCTAATATTTTCTCACCACCACCACTATCATTAAAATAAAGAATCTTAGAATTTCTTATATATACCTCAAAATTACTTTGTGTATGTTTAGTAAGAATAGCTTCCCAAGTACCTGAATTATTTGTGCTATAAAACCAACCATCAATAGAATAATTAGTAATATCTAAACTACTATCAGAATCTACCTTTGCATAACCACTTCCATCTAAATTCAAACTATGCTCTCTTAATCGAACAGTATTATCTAAGATGTCTTTAGATGGGTCGTTAGGGTCTGATATTAAAGTAGCATCAATTACAATACTTCCGTTTGTTCTACGATATGCTGATAGTGATGATGCTTCCTCGATTTGCGAACCCCACAAAAATAAATTACCTGCTGTTGGCAATACAAAAGCCCAAACTACTGATGTAGAAGCACCTGTATATGTTTGAGTAACGCTACATCTATACCAACCATTTCCATAATCTTCAATTTTACTAGATGTTGTATTACCACCTGTATTAATACTGCCTGAGTCTAAATCAAAAGTTGTTTGTTTTCCAATATGACTTTGTTCAATAATTTTTAATTCTGTTGTTGTACCTTTTTTAGCAAAGATAGATACAACTACAGTATAAGGAGGGTTAATATTAATACCGCCAGTCCATCTAATATATCCATTATTAGCAGTCGCAGTAATTTTAAAAGCAGTTGAAAGTCCTGTTGGAGAAGTAAAACCTGATTGTTTACTTGAATTGTTTGTTAGCCAAGAACTATTACTAAAATCTTCACTATAAGGAATTAAATTACTCCCTTTACTCCAATCCATCAAACCAAGTTGAGGTATAGTAGCTTGTCGGGGAATCCAAGTTGCACCACTTATAGTACCATTATTGCCCTCTCCTGAACTATCGTAATTAATCGCACCTGCACCCTCGCTCAAGTGCCAATAGCCTTTTATGTTTGATACATTTAAAGATGTTTCTTCTTTCAATGAAAGGTTATCTATCGAAAACTCAGAAGCATTAATACCATACCCATAAACGTGAATATTATTATCTAGTGCTACAACTCTATAATTGTATACACCATTTTTATTAAAATTTGGAAGATTACTACTAGTTTCTGCAATATTAAACTGGTTATAACCAAATTGAAAAGCACCTTCTACGTAGTCGCTAATTTCAAAGGTTAAATCATATATCTTACCTTTCGTAACACTTAGTATTTGACTAATTGATGTAGTTACATCGTGATTTACAGAAGCTTTACCACCACTAACAGTCCATCCTGTATTAATGTTCCATTCGGAAGGGTCATCAAACCCTCCGTCAGTAACTATCTCACTACCATAAGTTTTAACTATACTAGGATTATCCGTAATAAGGTGCTGAGGATTTTCGTAGTCAAAGGTTACATCGGCTTGTGTCCAAACAGAATCAAAGATTTGTAAATCAGATAAAATAAAATCTCCATAAGCTGAACCTATACGACCTAGTTCTAAATCATTTACTGTTATAGCTGATGTAGTAGTGATAACAACTCTCTTCCAATTAGAAGCTGATATTGTACTTGTAGCAGTAGCATCAACATAAATAGTAGAGCCTGTCCAAGTTCCGTTTAAAGTAATAGTTCCTGATGAAACTTCAACAGATTGCGTTGATGTTAATTGTAAAACTTTCTCCGTTGTACTATCTAAGTTAATCCAAAAAGCTAATGTTTTTAAACCTACTCCTGTATTACCCAAATCAACATAATAACTATCGTTAGTACCATCAAAGCTAAGTGCCTTTCCTGTGTATAAGGTAGCCCCATTCGAGTTACCCGATTTATCAGGTGCGATTTGAGTTACTTCCTCTACTTTAAGCGTAGTTATTGTAGTTTCTCCTGTAGATTTATTTCTTATAAAAATATCAGAGTTTCCTACAACAGTAAAATTAACAGTATCTGAAAAAGAACCCGAAGATGAATTTTCATAATATATAGTACCTTGTGCTCCATCGGTGATTTTCATACCTGTTGATGAAGTAGTAGTTCCCACAACAGTAAGTTTATAAATTTTTCCAGTAGTTGTATAAGATTTATATATACCTTTATCAGCCACTGACGTGGTAAATGTATCTGCATCATTAATAGTTACATTTCCAGTATTACCCCACCCACTTGTAAAGTCATAACCCTCAGTTAAATCCTCCCCAAGTACCTCGCTATTCTCGAAACGTAGCCACATTTTTAGTCCGTTACGAATTACACGCAGTCCTATACGAGCTAAAGCACCAATTGTATTTTGAATTATATTTAACATACAATTCTAAATTTAAAATATAGCTACTATATCTGTTGCAGTTGTGTTTGTTGCTTTTACTCTAGTTACTTGAATAGGCAAGAAAGAACCATCTGCAATATTTTTAAGTAGTAAAGTTGAACCACCTAAAGTAACTACATTAATATTACCTCCTGTACCTACAAACAAAGTTGCAGGAGTGTTAGCAGTTGCACCTGTTATATCTGATGAGTCGCTTGGAGTTACTGCAATCCCTGTTGTTCCTTGTCTTACAATTAAATTAGTCGGCATTTCTTTGTGTTTAAGTTATACTATTAAATAGTAAATGAATAGAATTGTTTTAAAATAAAAAAACCTCCCAAATTGAGAGGTCTTAATATATAGAATTATTATATTATGCTGTTGCTATACTTGGTCGATTTGCTTCCGTTGTAAGTCCACCGAAGATAGTTGCTGCCGTTGTAGAACTTGGAGCAACTGGTAAAGCTGCTCTATGTTCTCGACCTACAATAGTTAAATTGTAGCCACTCATATCTCCATAAGCTTTTCCTCTACCAACATTTCCACCTGTAACAGTCGCCCCATTATAAGCACCTGCTAAGTATAAATCTCCAAAACCTGTCGTTTCATTTATGTTATTATCCTCAACGAAGATTTGAAATCTCCCTTGTGTTAAAATCTTTAAATTTTTTAATGCCAGTTTAGATAAATTAGGTAGTGATAAGTTCAAAGTTTGCTCATAAAATACAGTTCCGTTTTCTTCTGATACTGTGATAGCTTCATCAAAATCAGAACTCTGTGGATTTAAAGCATATTTAAACGATGCACTTGCTTCCCCTAAATTATCTAACTCGCCATCATTATCAATAGTATAAGCACCCATGTCGTTGTGATTTACAAAGTAAACATTTCTGATACCTCCAATACTCTCTCGACACTCTAATGCTCTACCATTTGCTAGTAAACAAGCCATATTTTTAAGTATTTAAAAAGTAGAGGTTTTTACACCCCTACTCAATTATTAATATTATGCGTAATAAACGATGTCAGAGCCGTTTGCGTATCCTACACCTGCATTATACTTCATAACTAAACGAACATTATCAGAACCATCGTTTTCAGTCATGTCAATAACTTTTACCTCTGCCATATCAGAAACTAAGTCAGTTGCAAAGAATAAGTTTGATTTACGAGCTGCAATCATTTTATCAGCACCCATACCCGGCGCTAAAACTAATTTAGTACCCTCGAAGTTAGCTTCTGTAACTCCTGCGTGGAATTGGTCTAAGTAACCTAGAGCAGCCTGTGCTGATACATAGTACTTCATTGCTGCCGTACCTACAAAAATTGCTAAATCTTCTTTCCCATAGTTTGCATCTGTGATAGCATCACGAACTCGACCTAATTGTGCAACAATGTTAGAAGCATTTAATCCTCCACTTACTTTTGCTACATCAACAACAGTTCCATCTGCTGCTAATTGAGTTTGAAAACCATCGAATTGTCCGTTTGTAGAAGTAGCACCTGACCAAATTGATGTTTCAACTTGTTGACCTACTAAAGCACCTGCATGACCTATAATATACTCTTGGAAGTTAGCTGGTAAAGTACCATCCACACCTGCTCTCATTGTAGCACCTGCATAAGTAGAAAGCCAATCTTTCTTGCAAAGTTCTTTATTTAATGCAAAGCTTTCAGGAGTTAGTGCCTTTTCTACATAATTAACATCCCCTGCATCTGTAAAGTCGCAAGTTGCATCTTTTATTGATGATGCTGTTAAGTCAAAGTTCTTTAAATTTACTTTGAACGATACATTAGGTAAAACAGTGATGTTACCTTTTGCTAATGTTTCACCACTTAATAGTGATGCTGAAATGAATCCTGCAGCTTCTTCTCCTGCATAGACTTTCGTTAATGAATCTGCCATTACTTTTTATTTAGATTTGTTAATGTTATATTGAACTTTTTGTTGTGAAGTTAATCTCGAATATTCCAAAGGAGATAATTCAACTTTGTTAAAATTACCTTCAGGACTTGGTTTAATTTCTTCGCCTACTTTTTCAAATTCTTCTACTTTAGTTTCGAGTTCTTTCGCTTCTTCTTTTACTGACTCGTACTTTTCTTTTAAAGTAGTAAATTCAGTTTTGATTGTTTCAAACTCTTGTACTAAGTTTTCAAGAACTCCGATAGCTTCAATTAGTGCATCTTTTGAATTGTCAGCTTCTTGCATTTCCTCAGCAGGTGCTTCTTCTTCAACTTCTTCCTCTACTGCTTTAATTTCAGCAATAATACCCTCTTCTTCAACTACTAAAAGAGAGCCATCAGCCAAAGCGTATTCGCCTACTGGTAGAGGTTGTCTTTCTTCTTCTACCATAATAAATACGGCAGAACCTACCTCCATAGAGTCAGCACTTACAATAGTACCATCCTCTAAGGTAATATCTTCAAATTTCATTTGCTCTTTAGCTTCTGAAAGTTCTTGTTCAGTAACTTCTTGCTCCATTCCTAGCAAGATTTTGATTTTGTTTAGTGTTTCCATCTGATTAATTTATATTAAT